AGAACTTCGAAGACCATGTTGACGCTGAAGCCATTGGCGACAGCCCATTGAGAGATCGAGATGCCCTTGCGCTTGAGTTCGGCGCGGGCTTCATCAGGGGTACGGAGCATGGGGCTCTTCTCCTGTTAGTGTGTGGTCTATCAGCGCATTAGTAGTGCGTTGGTGTGAATTAATAATGAGGAACGAATGTTCCCATGTCAACGGGTATAGAGGAAATTTCGTGCCTCTTTTGGGAGAGCGTTTGCGCGAAGAAAGAGAACGCCTTGGGTTTCCTCAGCAGGATTTAGCTGAGGAGTGCGGTGTGACCATGCGATCGCAGAGAAACTATGAGAAAGGCGAGCGGCAGCCTGATGCGGCCTATTTAGTAGCGTTTACAGCTTTAGGAGGGGACGTGCTCTATGTGCTAACAGGGCAGCGTTCAAATGCGCGGGCGCCCGCGCATTTGCCTTCCGACGAACAGCTGCTGCTGGAGACTTACCGTGGCCTTACTGCACCTGCACGCAAAAAGTTGCTAGCCGAACTGTTGACCGGAGGCAAGAAGGCTTCCAAGCCGAAAGCTAGTAGTGAAGATGCAGGCATCAAGGTTTCAGGCAGCGGCCACCGGGTGGCCGGTAGAGATTTCAACGAGCGGAAGGAGTAGTGAATGAATATCGGGGTTGAGGGTGACCGCAACCGCGTGGCAGGGCGCGACTACCAGGAAGTGCACAAGGATCAGACTCTGAACATGACGATCAGCGGTAACACCGGCAGTAATATCAACTTCGGTACCCAGATCAACATGGCCGAAAAACCCGGGACCCGCGAACTGGTTCCTGCTCAAAGCCAAGAGCTGTATGACCTCGGTTTGAAGTGCGTAGAGCTTGGTGGCGATTCCAAGGAGATCTGGCGCAGGGTATTCGCCGAATTGGGCGTCAAGCAGATCGCCGACATCACTACCGATCAGTTTCTGGAGGCCCGTAAAGTGCTCCAGGCCAACCTTGACCAGCTTCAGGAGGATGCCGACAAGCGCCGCTTGATCGGTAAGATCCTCCGAACGATGGACGAGAAGGCTGCCAAGGCCGAGCTGAACAACTTCTGCGAGCTAACCTTCGGTCGCACCCACCTCAACAACCTCAAGCGAAACGAGCTGCAACGTACCCTGGAGTTCATCCAGGGCTTCGAGATAAAGCCCCAGGCAGCGCCTGCACCTCAACCTTCCATTGAGCCCTCAGTATCCGCATCAAGCGAAGCCCCCACGCCAAGCCCTAAATCCGTCCCTATACAGGTCCGTGAACTGGTCGTCAGTTACCCCTGGCAGTTCGGTCTAGTTTTCGCCCTCGGTGCGCTGATAGGAAAGATGGCGTAGGGATTCGGATGCGGGATTGGTAAAAGCAAAGGACCAAGGAGGCTGTAACGGATGGCGCTGATCAACTGTTCTGAATGTGGTGGGAAGGTATCGACTGCAGCAACTGTGTGCCCTCAATGTGGCGCACCAACGAAACCGAAAAGTCAATTCTGGAAGGTGACGCTGATCTCGCTGTTATTGCTAGTGGTCACCTTCGTCGTCTTCGCCCTTGTCCGGGGTAGTGACCCCAAGGTGCAGGCAATGAGGCAGGATCGGCAAGCCTATAGGGCCTGTATGGACTCTTGGAGAGCTTCCTTGGCCAATCCGCAGATCAAGCAAGTCTGCGACTATCACCGTCAGACGTTCATTGCGAAGTACCAGCGTGAGCCATGAAGCCACGCCCAGCCCCCAATCCGCCCCCATGCAAATCCGTGAACTGGTCGTCAGTTACCCCTGACAGTTCGGTCTAGTTTTCGCGCTGGGTGCCCTGGTTGGAAAGCTGGCGTAGGGTTTCGGCTCGATTTGAGCGAACGTTGAGAGAGATTGGGAAAGTGAGAGCAGGGATTCTGGTAGGTGCACTCGTGCTGATGGCCATCGGAGGATGTGCCGGAAGGCCTCAGGTTCTACAGCCGGGTGCTGAAACGGTGAAAGTGGGTAAGGCGGATGCCGCAGCCGGCTCGGTCTATATGGGTGAGGTTTCCGGGCAGGATGGGCATGGCTGTGGCCTCTGGGGACGTAAGGGCACTTATGCTGGAGCAGTCATCAGCGTGCGCAACCAGGCCTATGCGATGGGCGCCGACTATGTGCAGATCATGGGGCGCGATACGCCGAACCTTGAATTCCGGTGCTACGACAACACCTATCGGATAGATGCGACCGCCTACCGGACACCTGATGCGCCGGCACGCCAGCACCATTCGGAAACGGTATACCGGCTTGGCGAGCAGCGTGCCGCCTATGTCCCGCCACCTACCAGCGCAGCCCCTGCGCCGCTGACCGCATCTGCCCAGTCGGCGCCGTCCCCGACATCCGTCGCCCCAAGCCGGGAACAGCAACTCCACGAGCTGATGCAGCAGAACCTGCCGTATGAGGAGTACCAGCGGCGCTATCGGGAGATCATGGAGCAATGAGCGGTGAGGGTGAGCTACAGAAACAACGGGAGATATTGGCATTACTGAATCAGGCCTATCCGGCACCAGTCTTTCGCCCTGCTCTGAAAGAGACTTTACCAAGTACTGACGATCATCAATTGGCTGCCTTGGTACAGCATCTGCACGAGTTGGGATATGTCGAGGCGAGAATTCACATCAGCAATTCCCTCCCCCAAAGGGCAACCTTGCTTAATGCGGTGATAACGGCTAGGGGACGTGACTATCTCAAAGAGGATGGTGGGCTCACGGCCGTGCGTGACACCCTAACGATCCGACTGCATGCCGACACCATCCGCGATCTCATCGTGGCGCAGATAGAACGTTCCGAGTTAGAAGGCTCTGCCAAGCAAAAGCTTATCGAGCAGGTGAAAAGCCTGCCGGCAAAAGGTCTAGAGGGAGTGGTAGGCAAACTTGCTGAGGAGGGGCTGGCTCGCTTGCCGAACGCCATTCAGTGGCTGCAAACAGCGATTTCTGGTGCACTGTCGTGAGGTAGCAAAAGCGCATCCAGCCCAGAGCACCACCATCCGGGCCGCTGAAGGGAATCCAGAAGTCCCGGTAGCCGTTGGGCAGCGGCTCGCCGAAGGCGATGCGCAGCTCTGCCCCCCGGTCGCTATAGTGCCCGGCCTCGATCCAGACTTCCGCGGTAGGCCAGCCGGTCACGTCTTCGATCGGTTGGTTAGATGTGCTGTTGACGCTCATGGGAAAGACTCCTTCGGTTGGAGCCCTTATCCTGCCCATCCCCGTCCGTTTTCTATTTTTGCCAGGGCAAAAAGACCCGCCCCCAGCCCTTTGCCACTCTGAGGCCATCGCGCCTCTTTCCGCTGTTTCCCACTGACCCGAGGCGCTCCTGGAGCCCTCATGAGTCAGCCCAATTCGCCGGAATCCATCCCGAAACGCCGCACGCCTCGCATGACCAGCTGGTCCCTGATCACCCTCGGCCTGATGGCCGGGGTGGCCCTGGTCAGCCCCGAGCAGTTGCAGGTCGTGCTGTACAAGTCCGGCCTCGTCACCCTCGGTGCCGTGCTCGCCTACTGGATCGATCGCGCGCTGTTCCCCTATGCACGCCCCCATGACTGCGCCGGCACCCTGATGGTGGTCGGCGCCCAGATGCGCCGTGCCCTGATCGTGCTGGCCTGCGTGCTTGGCCTGACCCTGGGGCTGTGACCATGCGCCGCCTGTTCATTGCCCTGGCGCTCTGCACCCTCAGCGCCTGCCAGCCGGCCCTGGCCGCCGACAGCATCCCCCGTGCCGCCGAGCAGCACCGCCGCACCCTGGTGCGTGCCGCACAGCTGGAGTGGGGGCTGGATGCACCGATCGCCACCCTGGCCGGGCAGGTTCACCAGGAGAGCGGCTGGCAGACGGGCGCCCGCTCGCCGGTCGGTGCCCAGGGCCTGGCCCAGTTCATGCCGGGCACCGCCGAGTGGATCGCCGATCTTTACCCCGACAGCCTCGGCCCGGCCAAGCCCTACAACCCAGGCTGGGCCCTGCGTGCCCTGGTCAGCTACGACCGTTGGCACCAGGCGCGCATCCGGGCGGCTGGCCCCTGCGATAGCTGGGCCATGGTGCTCTCCGCCTATAACGGCGGGCTGGGCTGGGTGAACCGCGACAAGCGCAAGGCCGAGCAGGCCGGCGCCGATCCCCTGGCCTGGTGGGGCTCGGTGGAGCGCTACAACGCCGGCCGCGCCGCTGCCAGCTTCCGCGAGAACCGCAACTATCCCCGCCTGATCCTGCTGCGCTGGGAGCCGCTGTATGCCAGCGCCGGCTGGGGCCGTGGCGTCTGTGCCGAGAGGTACTCGATGTGATCCGCAGCCGCTTTGCCTTGCCTTTTGCCTTGCTCGTCGCCCTCGTGCATCTGCCTCGCCGGCCCGGTACCTCATCCCTGTACTGGTACAGCCCGGTCGAATACCGCTGCCCCGGCATTCCTCGCGAGCACCTTGGCAAGTCCGGGGTGCTCAAGGCCAAGCGGGCAGCCCGCAAATACAAGCGGAGGCACGCCCATGCTTAGCCTCATCGGATGGATTCGAAGCGCCTGGCCGCTGCTGATCGTCGGTCTCTTCGCCGTGGCCATGCTGCTGTTCGGCCATAACCAATGGAACGGCGGCTATCGCCAGGCGAAGGCCGAGGGCGACAAGGCCCTGGCCGATCTGCGCCTGGAGCATGCCGATCAGCGCACCCGAGCCGCCGAGGAGAACCTGCTGGTCTACCGGCAGCAGGTCACCCGCGCCAACCAGGCCGAGACGCGCCTGCTGGAAACCCAGGGCCAGCTGGCCGAAACCCAACAGCAACTCGCGGAGCGAATCGCCCATGTATCCAACGAGTATCGGCCGGCCCCTGCTGCTGCGCCTGTCCCTGTGCCTCGCTGCGTGTTCACTCGCGGCTGGGTGCGCGACTTCAACCTCGCCCTCGGCGCCGGTCTGCCCGCCGCAGGAGCCGGCGCCACTGCCGCCAGCCCTGCAGCAGCGGCCTGGCCGGCCCCCGGTACTGACGCCGAACTACTGGAAAGCGGCGTCACCCCGGCTGACATCCTGGCCTATGCCCAGGACTACGGCCGCTGGGCCCAGTCCAACCTGGCGCAGCTGAATGCGCTGCTCGACACCACCGAACAGGAGCCTCTCCGGTGAATTTTGAGGACATCAACTTCAGCTTCGAAGCCACCCGGTGGATCGTCACCACCGGCATCGGCATCTACGCCTGGCTCATCGGCCGCCAGTCCGCCAGCGCCAAGGAGATGCTGGAGCTGCGCACCCGCCTGACCACCCTGGAGGCGGAAATGCGCCAGGTCCCCAGCGCCGACCAGCTGCACGAGGTCGCCGAGAAGCTGGCGCGCATCGACGCGCGCATGGACGGCATCGCCGAGAGCGTGCAGCCCATCGCCCGCAGCCTCGACCGCATCAACGACTACCTGCTGCAGAACAAGTGAGAACCCGATGAGCAAGTACTCCCACTTCCTGGCCGAGGACCGCCGCCTGGTGATCCTGCGCATCCTCTCCGAGATGCCCACCTACAAGGCCAACAGCTCGGTGCTGCACACCGTGCTCAACCAGTGGGGCCACGACCCCAGCCGCGACCAGGTGAAGACCGAACTGCTCTGGCTGGAGGAGCAGCAACTGGTGGCCACCGAGAGCATCGGCGACGGCGCCGTCCTGCTGGCCACCCTAACCGAGCGTGGCGCCGACGTGGCCGCCGGCCGTGCCCGGGTGCCGGGCGTGAAGCGACCGGGAGCCTGACATGGGGAGGAAATCCAGCATCGACCGCCTCGCCCCCGACGTGCGATCGCACATCGAGCGCCGCCTGCGCGAGAACCGCCTGACCCTCGACGAGCTGATCGCCGACCTGCAGGAGCATTTCCCGCGGCAAGACAAGCCCAGCCGCTCGGCCATCGGCCGCTACAAGGTCAGCTTCGAGCAGATGGTGCGCCGCCTGCGCGAGCAGGAAGCTATGTCCCGCCTGCTGGTCGAGGAACTGGGCGAGAACCCGGACGAGCGCGCTGGCGCCCTGATGGTCCAGTCCGTCACCACCCTGGTGAACCACGCCACCTTCGCCGCGCAGAACGAGGAGGACGTGGACATCGAGGACGTGCGCAAGCTGGCCCGCGCCGCCAAGGATGTGCTACAGGCGCGCAAGGCCAGTCTGGAGGAGCGCCGCAGCATCGAGAAGGAAGCCCGCGAACGCCTGCTCCAGGAACAGGAGCAGCGCCTCGAAGAAATGCGCGGCAGCGACGGCATGAGCGAGCAGCTCGAAGACCGCATCCGTCGCATCCTGCTGGGGAAAGCCTGATGAAGGGCCTCACCGCCATCGCCGCCCCGCGCAAGATCGACCTGGCCGAGGAGATGGCCCTGCACGGCGTCGAGGTGCCGCAGGACATCGCCGACGCCATTCCCGGCGGCGAGGCGGTGTTCCTGCCGTACCAGCAGCGCTGGTTCGAGGACCAGAGCCAGATCATGATCGCCGAGAAGTCCCGCCGCACCGGCATCACCTGGGCCGAGGCCGGGCGGGACGTGATCAATGCCGCCAAGCCGCGCCGCCGTGGCGGCTGCAACACCTTCTACGTCGGCAGCAAGCAGGAGATGGCCCTGGAGTACATCGCCGCCTGCGCGCTGTTCGCCAAGGCCTTCAACGAGCTGGCCGAGGCCGATGTCTTCGAGCAGACCTTCTGGGACGAGGGCCGCAAGGAAGAGATCCTCACCTACATGATCCGCTTCCCCAAGTCGGGGCGGAAAATCCAGGCGCTGAGCAGCCGGCCGAGCAACCTGCGCGGCCTGCAGGGCGACGTGGTGATTGACGAGGCGGCCTTCCACGAGAGCCTCGAGGAGCTGCTCAAGGCCGCCCTGGCCCTGACCATGTGGGGCAACAAGGTACGCCTGATCAGCACCCACAACGGCGTGGACAACCTGTTCAACCAGCTGATCCAGGACGCCCGCGAGGGCCGCAAGGACTACAGCATCCACCGCATCACTCTGGACGATGCCATCGCCGAAGGCCTGTACCGACGCATCTGCTACGTCACCGGGCAGGCATGGTCGGCCGAGGCCGAGAAGAAGTGGCGCGACGACCTGTACAAGAACGCCCCGAACATCGAAAGCGCCGAGGAGGAATACGGCTGCGTGCCGAAGAAGAGCGGCGGCAACTACTTGACCCGCGTGCTGATCGAGGCGGCGATGGTCGCCGACCACTCCATCCGCATCTATCGCTACGAGGCGCCGGAAGGCTTCGAGAGCTGGACGCCGGCCATGCGCGAGGCCGAGGTCGAGGCCTGGTGCCAGGAGAACCTGCTGCCCGAGCTAGCCCGCCTCGATCCCGGTCACCGCCACACCTTCGGCGAGGACTTCGCCCGCCGCGGCGACCTCAGCGTGTTCTGCCCGCTGGCCATCCTGCCCAACCTGCGCAAGCGCGTGCCGTTCCTGGTCGAGCTGCGCAACCTCACCTACGAGCAGCAGCGGCAGATCCTGTTCTTCATCTGCGATCGCCTGCCGCGCCGCGGCGGCATGGCCTTCGACGCTACCGGCAACGGCGGCTACCTGGCCGAGCAGGCCGCGCTCAAGTACGGCACCGGCATGGTCGACCAGGTCAGCCTCAACCTCTCCTGGTACCACGAGTGGATGCCCAAGCTGAAAGGAGAATTCGAGTCCTTCGCCCTAGAGCTGCCACGCCACCAGACCGTGCTCGACGACCTGCTGGCGATCAAGGTCGAGAAAGGCATACCGGCCATCGACAAGGGCCGGCAGAAGGATCTGGAGTCCCAGGGCGGCAAGGGCAAGCGCCACGGCGATATCGCCGTGGCCCTGGCCATGGCCGTGCGGGCCACCTGGATCGACGGCGGCGAGATCGACTTCACCGCCGTGCCGCGCCACAGCCGTGGCTTCGACAACGTCCACGACAACGACCACGACCTGAATCTGCCGGAGCCTTCCGCATGGTGATCAAATCCCTGCGCGCCATCGCCGCGCGCTTCCTCAACGCCGACGGCAGCACGGTGGACAGCGCCGCCCTGACCGAGCCGCAGACCGCACGGCTGGCCAATCTGCACCACGAATTCCAGGGCCACCCCACCCGCGGCCTCACCCCGTCGAGGCTGGCCGCCATCATGGACGCCGCCGAACAGGGCGACCTGGTGGCCCAGTACGAGCTGTATGAGGACATGGAGGAGAAGGACGGCCACATCATGTCCGAGATGGGCAAGCGCCGCCGCGCGCTGCTCGGCCTGGACTGGGACATCAAGGCGCCGAACAACCCCAACGGCCGCGAGCGCAACAATGCCGCCGCGCTGTACGACCTGCTGCAGGCCTTGGACGACTTCGAGGACATGCTCTTCGACGTCACCGACGCCATCGGCAAGGGCTTTGCCAACCTGGAAATCGAATGGCAGCGGCTGGATGGCTTCTGGCTGCCGAAGAGCATCACCCACCGCCCGCAGAGCTGGTTCCAGATCGCCCGCGGCTACCGTCAAGAAATCCGCCTGCGCGATTCGGTCGGCGGCACGCCGCTGCAGCCCTTCGGCTGGATCACCCATACCCACAAGGCCAAGAGCGGCACCCTGGAGCGCTCGGCGCTGTTCCGTGTGCTGGCCTGGCCGTTCCTGTTCAAGAACTACAGCGTGGGCGACCTGGCCGAGTTCCTGGAGATCTACGGCATCCCCATGCGGGTGGGCAAATACCCCAGCGGCGCCACCGAGAAGGAGAAGCTGACCCTGCTGCGCGCCCTGGCCCAGCTCGGCCACAACGCCGCCGGCATCATCCCCAGCGGCATGGAGCTGGACTTCCTCAACGCCGCCCAAGGCGACCCGGCCGCCTTCGAACTGATGATCGCCTGGTGCGAGCGCACCCAGTCCAAGGCGATCCTGGGCGGCACCCTCACCAGCCAGGCCGACGGCAAGAGCAGCACCAACGCCCTGGGCAACGTGCACAACGAGGTACGCCTGGATCTGCGCGACTCAGACGCCCGGCAGGTAGCCAAGACCCTGAGCCGCGACCTGGTCTACCCCATCGCCGTGCTCAACGGCCTGGCCAGCGCCTGGGCGCGCTGCCCGCGCTTCAAGTTCGAGACGCAGGAGCCGGAGGACCTGGCCGCCTATGCCGACGCGCTCCCGGCCCTGGTCCAGTTGGGCGTCCGGGTGCCGCGCCAGTGGGCCCAGGAGCGCCTGGCCATCCCCGAGCCGGAGGACGGCGAGGACGTACTGGGCTCGCCGCCGGCCGCCCCGGCCACGCCGACTCCCGCGCCGGGGCAGGCCGCCGCCACGGCCCAGCAGCCTCCGGCGACCGTGGCCGACCAGCTCGACAATGCTATGCAGCCTTCCACCGATGCCTGGATCGAGCGCATCCGCGCCCTGGTGGACAACGCCGACAGCCTGCAGGCGATCCGCGATGGCCTGGATGCCCTGTTGCCCGACATGAGCCTGGAGCAATACGCCAAGGCGATGGCCCAGGCCCTGGCCGCCGCCGCGCTGCGCGGTCGCTACGAGATCCTGCAGGAGGCCTCCCGTGGCGCTTGAGGCGACCTCGCTGCCGTTCGGCGAGCAGATCGCCTTCTTCCGTCGCAAGCTCAATCTGTCGACCAACGCCTGGACGGACGTCTACACCCGCGAGCACGACTATGCCTTCGTGGTCGCCGGAGCCAACCGCGACGCCCTGGTGCAGGACTTCCGCCAGGCGGTCGAGAAGGCGATCGCCGATGGCGCCACGCTGGAGGACTTCCGCAAGGACTTCGACCGCATCGTCGCCACCCACGGCTGGAGCTACAACGGCGGGCGTAACTGGCGCTCGCGGGTGATCTACGAGACCAACCTGCGCAGCAGCTACATGGCCGGGCGTTACGAGCAGCTGCAGCAGGTCAAGGCCACGCGCCCCTACTGGCAGTACATCCACAGCGATGCGGTGGAGCACCCGCGCCCCGAACACCAGGCCTGGAACGGGCTGGTGCTGCACGCCGACGATCCCTGGTGGCAACAGCATTTCCCGATCAACGCCTGGGGCTGCCAGTGCAGCGTGCGCGCCCTGAACGAGCGCGACCTCAAGCGCCTGGGCAAGACCGGTCCGGACCAGGCGCCGACCGTGGTCATGCAGACCGTCACCATCGGCCAGCGCAGCCCGGGTGGCCCGCGGGTGGTTCGGGTGCCCCAAGGCATCGACCCCGGCTTCGAGTACATCCCAGGCAAAGCCCGGCTGGACAGCGCCGTGCCGCTGCCGCGCGAGGACGAGGTGGCCATCCCGGCGCCGTCTCCCGGCCTGCCCAACCGCCTGGCCGGCGACCCGCTGCCGCCACCACGGTCGTTCTCGGCCGAGCGCCTGCTGCCAGAGGGCCTGAGCGAGGACGAGTACGTGCAGCGCTACCTGGCCGAGTTCGGCGCCACCCTGGAGCAACCGGCCATCGTCCAGGATGTGATCGGCGAACGCCTGGTAGTGGGGCAAGAGCTTTTCCTGGAGCGCAAGAGCGGCAAGCTCAAGGCCAACAAGAACGGCCGCGGGCGATGGCTACCGATGCTGGCCGAGGCGCTGCTGAATCCCGACGAGGTGTGGGTGCGCCTGGAGTGGCTGGGTGCCTTGCAGAAGGCGGTGGTGCGTCGGCGCTACCTGGCGCGTTTCCAGGTCGAGGGCGAGCCGGTACCGGCGCTGGCGGTGTTCGAGGTGGGATCGGATGGCTGGGTCGGGGTGACCACGTTTCCGCCGCATAAGGATGATTACCTGGAGAGCGTTCGCCAGGGCATACGGCTGTACCAGCGTGAGCAATGAAAAAACCCGGCGCTGCCACACCGGGTCTCCCGCGAGCGTAGGGTCGGAGGCCCTGGCAGGGGCTCTCTCGCTCGATCAGGTCGTTTCAGTATAGGAGCATCGCATGGCCGGGGTCACCCTCGAATTCGACAACGCCGCCGCCCTGGCCGCCATCCAGGCCGCGGCCGACGCCATGGGCGATCCGGAGCCGATGCTGCACGACATGGGGCAGTACCTGCTCGCCAGCACCGAGGATCGCTTCAAGAGCCAGAGCGCCCCGGACGGCAGTGCCTGGCAGGCGCTCTCGCCGCGTTACCAGCGCAGCAAGAAGAAGAACCGGGATAAGATCCTGACCCTGGACGGCTACTTGGGAGGTCATCTCGCCTTCCAGGTCAACGGCAGCGAGCTGCTGGTCGGATCGAATCGCAAGTACGCGGCCATCCACCAGTTCGGCGGCGAGATTCAGCAGCAGGCTCGCGAAAGAGAGGTCTTCTTCAAGCAGGACCAGCGTAGTGGCGAGATCGGCAATCGCTTCGTCAAGAAGGCGAAGAGCAACTTCGCCCAGCGTGTGCAGATCGGCGCCTACAGCATCCGCATCCCGGCGCGGCCGTTCCTGGGCACCAGTTCCCAGGACGACGACGAGCTGCTGCAGCTGGCCCAGGACTTCCTCAGCCAGGCCCTTTCCGACGGGGCCGCCTGAGAGCCCTGACAAGGCCCCTGGCGCGCCTTGGCGCCCCGTGTGTGCCCGGAAATGCCGTTCGGCGCGTGGCGGGCGTTTATAAACCGTTATGACGGCACTTCCCCGGTGCTGCCCGCCTGCACGATCCAGCTCCCGCCGCTTTTTCCCTCCACCCGTTATTTTTGCCCCGGCAAAAAGACCTGGCCTGAGCTGCCCGCCACTCTGGCGGCATGAACAAACAACAGCGCCGCCTCGCCCTTGCACTCGCCGCCTGCAGCTTCGCGTTGCCGGTGCCGGGTGCCGACAACCTGATCTGGCTGCAGGTGACTCCGGCCGGCAGCTTCGGCCCGTCCGATGGACGCCCGATGCCCGTTCCGGCCTGGCGCATCGACGCCGCCATCGCGGCCAAGGTGATCGAGCGCTTCCACGTCCGGCGCACGCCGCCGGTGGTCGACTACGAGCACCAGACCCTGCACAAGGAAGAGAACGGCCAACCAGCGCCTGCCGCCGGATGGATGCGTGACCTGAAGTGGCGCGAGGGCGAGGGCCTATTCGCCCAGGTCGAACTCACTGCCCGTGCCAGCCAGTACATCGCCGATGGCGAGTACCTCTATTTCAGCCCCGTATTCCTGTACGACGCCCAGACCGGCGACGTGCTCGACCTGCAGATGGGCGCACTCACCAACAGCCCGGCGATCGACGGCATGGAGGCGCTCAGCCTGCGTGCCGCCGCGACCTTCGGGCTCACCCTTGAAACCCCCGAGGACACCTCCGTGAACCCACTGCTGAAAGCGGTACTCGCCGCACTCGGCCTGACCGAGACCACCACCGAGGAGCAGGCCATCGCCGCGCTCTCCGCCCATCAGGCCAACCGGGCGGCCCAGCGCAAGCTGCTGGGGCTGGACGACCAGGCCACCGACGAGGCCCTGATGGCCGCCTGCACCGGCCTCAAGGCCAAGGCCACCACCACCGAGCCCGATCCGGCCAAGTACGTGCCGGTGGACGTGATGAAGGATCTGCAGAGCCAGGTCGCCGTCCTGAGCGCCCAGCTCAACGGCGACAAGGCCGAGCGCCTGATCCAGACCGCTCTGGAAGACGGCCGCCTGCTCAAGCCCATGGAGGGCTGGGCGCGCGACCTGGCGAAGAAGGACATCGCCGCCCTCAACGCCTATCTGGATGCCGCCAAACCGATCGCCGCGCTGAGCAAAACCCAGACCGAGGGCGTGCCGCCGGTTGTCGACGAGAAGACCGGCCTGACCGCCGAGCAACTGGCGGTGTGCAGCGCCCTGGACATCAAGCCCGCCGACTTTCTCGCCACCCTGAAGGCGTAAGGAGCCCCCATGACTGCTCTGACCCGTGACCGCAACACCCCGCTGAAGAACGCCGAGGTCATCGCCGTGCTGGCTGCGGCCGGCGCCGTGATCCATGCCGGCGCCATCGTGGTGGCTAATGCCTCCGGCTTCGCCGCGCCCGGCAGCACTGCCACCGGCCTGAGCTACCTCGGCCGCGCCGAGGAAGCCGTGGACAACACCGGCGGTGCCGACGGTGCCGCCAACGTCCTGGTGCGCCGCCTCAACGCCTTCAAGTGGGCCAACGACGGCAGCATCACCCAGGCCAGCTTGATGAAGACCGCCTATATCGTCGACGACCAGACCCTGGCCGCTACCGACGGTGCCGGTACCCGCTCGGCTGCCGGCCGCATCGTTGGCCTCGATACCGACGGCGTCTGGATCGAATAACCCAGGAGACATCCCCCATGCTGGTGAACAAGCAAGCCCTCTCGGCGATCTTCGTTTCGCTGAAGACCATCTTCAACAATGCCTTCCAAGCGGCCCCATCCACCTGGCAGAAGATCGCCATGAAGGTGCCGAGCACCTCCGGGCAGAACGACTACGCCTGGCTCTCCAACTTCCCGAAGATGCGCCGCTGGATCGGTGCCAAGCAGGTCAAGAGTCTGGAGGCCTACAAGTACCCGGTGGTCAACGAGGACTTCGAGGCCACCGTCGAGGTCGACCGCAACCACATCGAGGACGACCAGCTCGGCATCTACCAGCCCCAAGCGCAGATGGCCGGCTTCTCGGCCGCACAGCTGCCGGACGAGATCGTCTATGAAGCGGTGAACAAGGGCTTCACCACCCTCTGCTACGACGGCCAGTACTTCTTCGATACCGACCATCCGATGGGCGGAGTTTCCGTCAGCAACAAGGGCACCGCGGTCCTCTCCAACGCCACCCAGGCGGCGGCTGCAGCCGGCTACGGTGCGGCGCGCACGGCCATGAAGAAGTTCAAGGACGAGGAAGGCCGCTCGCTGAACATCCTGCCCAACGTGCTGCTGGTCGGCCCGGCGCTGGAAGACACCGCGCGGATGCTGCTGACCAACGACAAGCTGGCCGACGACACCCCCAACCCCTACAAGGGCACCGCCGAGCTGGTGGTGGATGCGCGTATCGAGTCCGACACCGCCTGGTTCCTGCTCGACACCAGCAAGCCGGTCAAGCCGTTCGTCTACCAGGAGCGCAAGGCCCCGGTGTTCGTCCAGCAGACCAATCCGGAAGCCGAGGACGTGTTCAACCTCAAGAAGTACAAGTTCGGCGCCGAGGCCCGTGCTGCGGGGGGCTACGGCTTCTGGCAGATGGCCTACGGCTCGACCGGTACCGGCGCGTAAGGAGTAGACGAGCATGGCTAAACCCACTGCCAGCAAGCCTGAGAATGCCGAACAGCAGTCCGAACGGTCTGTGCCCCTTGCAGCCCTAATCGAGGAAAAGGAATCGAGTGCCCAGTCGCCAGCTATTCCGCCCTCGACCGCCGGCTCGCCCGTACTGAGCGAACTGGACGACGCCATCCCGGGCCTGTGGATTCGCTCGGTGACGCCGAGCTTCCGCCGCTGCGGATTCACCTTCACCCGCGAGGGCCATGGCATCGCTCTGAGCGCCCTGACCGAGGACGAGGTCGAGGAGCTGATGAACGAGCCGAACCTGGTGGTGGAGCACACCTGTTTCACCGACCCGGTGCAGGAGTAAGCCATGCAGTACATCACCGCCGCCCAGCTCGCCGAACGTCCGGGAGCCCAGGAACTGGCCCAGGTGGCCACCGATGCCCATGTGCGCATGGTGGCCGCCGAGCTGATGGAGGCCACCCTGCGCGGTGGCGATCGCAGCGCCTGGACCGCCGATGAGGTGGCCGCGGCGGATGATGCCCTGCAACGGATCGAGGATGCGGTGGCGCAGGCCGAGGCGCTGATCGACGGCTACCTCGCCCAGCGCCGTTATCCGCTGCCGCTGAGTCCGGTGCCCGGGCTGGTGACCGGCTGGACGCGCGACATCGCCCGCTATCTGCTGCACAAGGACCGTCGCGCCTCCGAGGGCGACGATCCGATCGTGCGGGCCTACCGGGACGCGCTGCGCTTCCTGGAGCTGATCGTCGCCGGCAAGTTCAGCCTCGGCGCCGAGGACCCGGTGCAGAACGATCCCGCATCCCTGGACGTGCGCTTCGAAGCCGCGCCCAACGTATTCAACCGCGACCAGCTGAAAGGCTTTCGATGAGCGCCGCGCCCTTCGACGTCGAGCTGGTCATCCAGCGCCTGCGCGACCTGGTGCCTGAGCTGCACCTGGTCGAGGGCGCCGGGGCCTATGCCGCGATCCGCTCGCTGGCCGACTTCCGCACCCCCAGCGCCTATGTGCTGCTGGCCCGCGAGCGGGGCGACGGCGAGCCGCCGAAGAACGGTCGCCAGCGCGTGCTGGCGACCTTCGGTGTGGTCCTGGCGGTACGCAACTACCGCGGTCAGGTCGGCCACGACGCCATGATCGAGGCCAGCCCCCTGGTCGGCCGTGTGCGCGATGCGCTGATCGGCTGGCAACCCGCCGCGATCGGGTCCCGGCCCTGTCAGTGGCTCCAGGGCGACGTGCTCGATTACGACGCCAGCACGCTGCTGTGGAGCGACGTTTTCCAAACCCAACACTTCATAGGGGGAGCCCCGTGAGTACCGCCCAACCCGCCGAACAGAAACTCGAACCCGTGACCTTGCAGAAGGACCACATCCACGCGGGCGTCGCCTACAAGAAAGGCGCCGTCATCCGGGTCAATGCCGCCGACAAGGACTGGCTGACGGCCCAGTCCATCATCGCCGGCGGTACCGCACCCGCCGCCGCGCCGACCAAGGAGTAAGCCATGTCTCTCTTTTCCTTCCAGGGCAAGGTCATGCTGGGCGATCGCCTGGCCAACGGTAAGCTGAGCAAGCCGATCTGGTGCGGCAACGTGCCCACCTGCCAGCTGCAGCTGAAGACCGACTCTTCCGACAAGACCGAATCCTTCTCCGGCAACCGCCTGCAGTACGGCCGCCTGCAGAAGGGCAAGACCGCCACCCTGAACCTGACCTTCGACGAGTGGCTGTCCAAGAACCTGGCCCTGGGGCTGTATGGCACCGAGCTGAGCGTGGCCGCCGGCAGCGCCACCGCTGAAGCGTTGCCAGCCGGTCTGGTGGCCGGCGATACGGTGAAGCTGGACCATCCCTTCGTTTCCAGCCTGGTCATCACCGACAGCGCGGCGACCCCGGCCACCGTGCCGGCCGCCAACTACACCCTGGACTCGCCCAATGCCGGCCTGGTGACCTTCCAGGACGTCGGCACCTTCGTCCAGCCGTTCAAGGCGGCGTACAGCTACGAGGCGGCCACGAACCTGACCATCTTCACCGGCACGCCGCCCGAGCGTTATTTCCTGCTCGATGGCATCAATACCGAAACCGGCGAGCCGGTGCTGGTGCACCTGTACCGGGTGCGCTTCGACCCGATCAGCCAGCTGGACCTGATCACCGACGATTACGGCAACCTGCCGATGGTGGGCAGCGTGCTGTACGACGTGGTCAATGCCGCCGATGCCAATCTCGGCGGCTTCGGCAAGATCGAGCAGAAGGCGGCCGTCTGATGGCCAAGCGCGTAAACAAGAACAGCCCGGCCACCGAGCCGGGCGCCGACGACCTGGCGGTGCTCCACCCCGAGCGCCAGGTCGTCATCGCCGGGCGCAAACTGACCATCCGCGAATACGGCTTCGTCGAAGGGCTGCGCCTGCTGCCCGTCGCCGAGCCGCTGATCCGGGACCTGCAGGGCTGGTTCGAGTCCGGCGAGCTGCCGGAGGCGGTGCAGATCCAGGCGCTGCTCGGCCGCCATGCGGATGCCGTGATCCAGCTGATGGTCGCAGCCACCGATGTGGAGCTGGAGTGGGTTACCGAACTCAACCAGGCCGACGGCACGGCACTGATGTACTGGTGGTGGATGGTCAACGGCCCTTTCTACGTGCGCAGTGCCCTCGACCGCGTCAAGGCCGCTCGCGAACTGGCGGCACTGCGCGCTGGGCAGACATCTATGCCACCCTCATCGCCGCCGGCTACGGAGACGCCCTCTCCATCGGCCGAATGACCCAACGGCAGATCCTTCTCCACCATGAAAGCCTGTTGCGTAGGGAGCGCCGACAACGCGCCGAACGGTTGGTCGATATCAACCTGGCGTTTGCGGGTGGCAAGGATGCCGAGCAGCACCTCAAGAGTCTGTTGAGGGAATAACAAGACCGCACACTCGGCCGCCTTCGGGCGGCTTCTTTTTGCCTAGTCAAAAAGACCGGGCGCCCCTGCCACGCGACCATGGCGAGCATATCCTCCTGATGGTGCTCCCCGTGGCCAACGGCAAAGATCTCGAACTCGCCCTGCGTATCCGCGCCGACCTCAAGCAGGGGCAGGCCGAGCTCAAGCAGCTCGAAAACTCACTGGAGCAGACCGGCCAGCAGGCCCAGCAGACCAATTCCCAGCTGGGTACCACCGGCAAGGCGATCGACCAGCTGAGCGCCAAGACCGCTGCTGCAGCCGCCACTGCGAATGCCATCTCCAACTCCTCCGCTGCGGCCACTGCCCAGGTCGACCGGAATGCAGCCGCCATGCAGCGCGCCGGCCTTTCGGCTGGCCAGTACCAGCAGGCTATGCGCCTGCTACCCATGCAGATGACCGACGTGGTCACCAGCCTGGCCAGTGGCATGCCGGTGTGGATGGTGGCCATCCAACAGGGCGGGCAGCTTCGCGATTCGTTTGGAGGCATCGGCAATGCAGCGCGGGCGGTGGTGGGGACGATCAACCCCGTCACGCTCGCCATCGGCGGTCTGACGGCTGCAGCGGGCGCGCTGATCCTGGCGTATTACGAGGGCAGCCAGGAGGCTGGGCGTTACAACCAGGCGTTGATCCTCACAGGGGGTTATGCGGGAGTGACCGCCGGCCAGCTGGCGAGCATGGCGCGGGAAATGGACAACCTGGACGGTGTCACCCAGAGCAGTGCTGCAGCTGCATTGACGCAGGTGACGGCATCCGGGCAGTTCGCGGGCGAGCAGGTCAAGCTGGTGGCGGTCGCAGCCGAACAGATGCGTGCGTCCACGGGAACCGCCATCGAGGACACCATCGCCGAGTTCGCCAAGCTGCGCAACGATCCGGTCAAGGCAATCCTGGAACTGAACGACAAGTACCACTTCCTGACCCGGGCCCAGCTGGATCAGATCAATACGCTCAAGGACCAGGGACGCGAACAGGAAGCCGCCACCGAAGCGATGCGCACCTATGCTGCCGTAATCGCCGATCGCACACCGAAGGTGACGGAAAACCTCGGCTGGATAGAGCGCAAATGGCGCGACATCCAGCAGGTCGCGAAAGAAACCGTGGACGGTGCCTTGTCGCTCGGCCGTGCCCCGGACGACACCCAACGGTTAACGCAAATTGCCCAGCGGCTCGCTTACCTACGCGACACGCTCAACACCGGCTATGAGAGTAGTGGCGCCCGCGATGAAATTGCCAAGTTGTCCGCCGAGCAGGATGCGCTGCTCGCCAAGCAGCAGCAGGTGGCCAAGCAGTCTGGCGGCGTGGTTGACAGCCAGGCCGAGCGTGCCCGCCAGGAGGCGGAAAAGGAATTCGACCGCCTGGCCCTATCCAACCTGGACAAGAAGGCCCAGCTGGAACGCGAGATCGCCGACATCCGAAAACTGGGCCTGAAGGCCGGCAAGGACCAGGCCGAGATCGACAAGCAAGTCGCTGCCGCCCGGGCACGCTACGAGGAAAGCCTGGCGAAACCGCGCAAGGCGCCGGCCGTGACCGACGATGCCGCGACCCGCATGCTCCAGCAGCTGCGTCAGCAGGAAGCGGCCTTGCGCGGCCAGCTGGACGGCACCGACAAGCTGACCGAGGCCCAGCGGCAGCAGGTGCAATTCGCCCAGCTGCTCGCCGACCTCAAGTCGAAAAGCATCCTCACTGCCGACCAGAAGAGCCTGCTGGCCAACCAGGACGTGCTCGCCGCCCAACTGGCGCAGAACGTTGCCCTGGACGCCCAGATCCAGAAGCGGCAACAGTTGGTCGACAACGCCCGCGCCAATGCCGGCCTGCAGGCCGACTACCTGCGCGCGATCGGCCGCGAGACCGATGCGGCGATGCTGGAGATCCAGACCAAGTACGACAAGCTCCGCCAGAGCTTCCAGAAGGACGGCAACAGCGCGGGCCTGTCGCTGATCGACCAGTTGATTCCCGTCGAACAGGCGAAGGTGCGACTGGATGACCTGCAGCGACAGATCGACAAGATGCTGGGCGAGCAGCAGCGGCAGGAGCAGTCGATCAACGTCCAACAGGATGCCGGGCTGATGACCGAGCTGGATGCCCGGCAGCGCATCTATGACCTTCACAAGCAGACCTATGCCCAGCTGCAACAGATCCGTCCGGTACTGGAGCAGATGGACCGGCAACCCGGGGCGGTGGGTGAAGCAGCCCGTGTGGTGCTGAATGGCCTGGACAACGAGGCGGCCCGGCTCAATAGCACCTTGAACGATCTGCAGTCCAAGCTGCGCGACGGGCTTTCTTCGGGCCTGAATGATGCGCTGACCGGGCTTGCCAACGGGACCATGAACCTGCGGGATGCGATCACCTCGCTGGGGCAGAGCGTGGCGGATGCCATGCTCAACATGGCCTCGAAGAACCTGGCCGAATCCGCCACCAAAGGGCTCATGGGGCTGTTCGGCGCTGGGCAAGCGGATACCACCGGTAATGCGGCCAGCATGACTACAGGTGCGGCAGCGGTGACCAGTTCGGCCTCGGCACTGGCCGGCGCCGGTAGCACGCTGCTAGCGGGTGCTGCCGCCATCGAGGCCGCTGCCGTCAGTCTGGCCGCGGCCAATGGCCAGTCCGCCATCGGTGGCGTGGCCGGTGGGGCGGGTGGCGAGGCCGGCGTCCTGGGCGGCCTCGCCGGCCCAGGTCTCGCCGATTCCATCGGCGCCGCCTCGAAGGAAGGCGCAACGGAAATGGGCAACGCCATCACCTCGGCCTCGACCACCGGCAGCGGTACGTTCAGCAGCGTGCTGGATTCGGTGTTCAGCGGCGGTGCCGATCTTTTCGGCAGCCTGTTCGACAGCATCGGCAGCCTGTTCGGCGGTGGATCGGGATCGAGCGCTATCAGCGGCATCCTCGGCGGCATCGGCAGTCTGTTCGGCGGCGGCGCAGTAGCCGCGGCCACTGGCGGCCACGTCACCGGCCCCGGTACCACCACCAGCGACTCGATCCCGGCCATGCTCTCGAACTGGGAATACGTCACCCGCGCCGCGGTGGTGCAGCAGCCCGGCGCATTGGATTTCCTGCATGCCTTCAACGCCCGCGGCATGGCCGCCCTGGACGACTACGCCCGCCGCGTGCGCCATGCCACCGGCGGCCTGGCCGGCATCCCGGCGCCTGCATTGCCGCCGCCGAGCCTGGGCATCGGGCCACTGGCATCCCCGGCGGCCTCGATGGGCGCCACGGTGCAGAACGCCATCAATCTCTATGCGGTACAGGACGAGGCGCAGGTCGCCTCCATGGCCTGGAGCAAGCCGGGCCAGGATCACTTCATGGTTTTTCTGCAGCGCAACGCCCAGATGGTACGCAGCGTGCTCAAGGTGAAATGAATGCCTCATCAGATCGGCTACGTCGACAACAGCAACGGCCAACTGGCCCACTACAACCTGTTGGCCGTGCTCCGCCATTTCGCCGGCGGTTTCGGCGACCTCGGCACCGTCAGCTACGCCGGGATCGGCAACGGCACCCTGAGCGGCCTCGAGGCCTCGCCGGCGGCGGTGACCGAGACCTGGACCCTGACCTGCACGGCCGCGTCCGCCAACGGCGGCACCTTCAGCGTGACCGGATCGGTCTCCGGCGCCCAGGCCGACGCCACGGTCGGGGTCGCCTACGACAACGGCCGGCTGGCCTTCACGATCACGGACGGCGCCACCGACTTCGTCGTCGGCGATGCCTTCACCATTCCCGTGACCCAGGGCGCGGCCAGCGCCGCCAATGCCGACTGGGAGGTGCTGCGCTACGACGCCGTGTCGGCCAACCGCGAGCTGATCCTCAAGGGCAAGGGCCTCAGCCGTACCGAGGAAATCTTCGTCGGCTTCCGCACCTACCAAGATGCCAGCGCCGACTACTACAACCTGGTAGCCGCCGGGTTCACTGGCT